CAGGAGATTTCCCAGCTCTTGATCTTGCAGCCGTTGTACGTGAACGGCTCCATGGTGCCCGTCGAGGTGGGCCGGCCGATCTGGGTCGTGAACGACATGCCCGTCGGGTTGCCCAGGTTGGTCGTCTGCACATAAGGGCCTGCGCCGGTGATCGTGGGAGCGGCGCCGAGCATGTTGGCGAAGAACAGCCCGAGCTGGCGGTCTTGGAGCTCGAAGACGATCTGGCCGTTGCTCTCGTAACCCACCACGGCGCGGTGCGATGCGGCCTGGAGGACCGAGCCGGCGAGCGCCGAGGACTCGACCACCTTCTTGTGCCCGGTGAACGACTCGCTGACCATGAACGGCCAGCGCGTGACCGTGACGGGGGTGCCGACGGTGGCCTCTGCGACAAAGCCGCAGGTTGCACCAAGACCTGAACCGATAGCCATTTCAGTCCTCCTTCAGAGCGTCGGCAGCTGGTGCCGGGATAAGGGCCTTTGCAGGCCCGGTTACTTCGGCCCAGATGGTGGGCTGGTTTCTGTAGCCGTCGGCGAAGGTCTGTTCCGGCCGTTCGGCCGTCACGTTCCCCCAGTTGTCCGTGAAGCGGTAGCCGAAGACGGCCACGGCATCAGCGACTTCGATGATGTCGTCCGGCTTGACCTCTCGGGACACGGGCAGGCCGTAGTCGGCGATGCGCGTGTCGGCAGAGACGTTCCTGAACTTCGACATTCGGGCTCCTTGCAAAGGGGAGGGTTAGGTGGCGATGCGGGCGCGCACACCGACTCGCATGTCGATGGCGGCGAAGACGCCCATGCCGTTGGCGCTCATCGGGATTTCCTGGGTGTAACGCTGCTCTTTGACCTCGGTCCAAAAGGGCGACGCGAAGGGCGCACCGTTTTGGACGGCGAGGGTTATGTCGTTCTTCATCGCCTGTTCGATCGCCGCCGCGATGGTCGAGGCGTTGTCCCTAACCGTCAGCTGAGGGTCACCGCTGCCGTAGGTATCCGGCGGTGCGAGGCCCCCGTCGTAGCAGTTGATGGCGATGCACACGTCGTAGAACTCGTCCATGTAGCGGGCGCCGAGGCCCACCCATTGCGCCCGGTGCTGGCTGTCAGCGCCGAGCCAGGAGTGCACGACCACGAAGTTGTCCTCGTTGTCAGGGCCGTTCGGCCCGTCGAAAACCGGGCAGGGCTTGCCGAGGACGTCCGAGAGGTTGAGGCCCTGGATCTTCTGAACGATGAGGCCGATAACGAGGCCCTGCGTCGAGGTGGCCATCGGTCAGAAGACGCTCGGCGCGCGCCTGTTCGGGGCGAGCAGTTCCCGGACTTTCCCGGGCACGAAGAACCCGACGGGCGGGGCCTCGACCTCTTCGCCGCGCGCCCGGTTGCCGCGCAGCGCCTGAGCGGTCGCCTGGTAGTTGTGCCGGATCAGCTCGAGCGTCGCCTCGGCCACGTTGTCAGGCACCGAGGACTGGCCTGCGGTATAGGCGATGTGCACCGATTGCAACATGTTTGGGAAGGGGATGATGCCGCCGCCGGGGCCGCGCCGCACGACCCGGGAGTAAGTGTCGAGCTCTGCCGTATAGATCGACCCGACCACCGGATTATTGACGAGGCTGAAGGGGTACTCGATCGGCCCGATATAGGCCGACACGAACTTGAGGATGAGCACTGGCGATGTCCCATAGCCCGTCGAGGGCGTGTGGCGCAGCATGATCCAGTACTGCCCGCCGTCGTACCACTCGTCGAAGTCCTGCTGGATCACCGGTCCGGTGATGGCTTCGACGACGGGGCGGACGGCGTTGATCCAGCGCAGGATCTTCGTGTCGTGCACCCGGTTGGTCGAGTCGAAGTTGAGCACGTCCTTTACGTTCGCCACCGTGACGAGCTGCTGGCTGGCCAACGAGAGGTTCTCCTGGACCTCGATCTCGAGGTAGCCAGCGTTCGGGAAGTCGTAGGTGCCACCGCCCGAGAGCACGCAGTGGAACTGGCCCATGTACATTCCGGCTGTGGCCGTGTCCGTCGCCGACCAGGAGTACTGGACGGTGCCGGCGCTGGGGCTGAGAATGGTCGCCGCGGCGTTGACCGTGAGGGCGCTCGACGAGAGCTGCCGCATCAGGAACGTGACCGTGCCGCCGGTCAGATTGACGACGTTGCCGCTGGCGTCCGTGATCGTCTGCGCCAGCGCCGGCGTGGTCGCACCCTGAGAGATCGTGAGGTCTGCGGCCACCGCCCTCTATCCTTTGGGTTGCTTGTCCCCAGACCATGAGGTGCCCGACGGGCCCCGAATGGCGTGGGTGACGTAGTAGGCGAACTCGGGATCGTCCATGGTCGAGTACCAGCCCATGTGACGAGCGATGTACGGTGGCGCTGCTCGGATGCCGCCGAAGTTGAACTGGCGAAAGCTTGGCGGGTAAACGGCGAGGGTCGTGTCGATCAGCGAGTCCCAGCCGTCGCCGAGCCAGCGGGCGTCGGAGACGATGAGCTGTTCCCAGCCCTTCTGCCAGAAGTCCTTCGGCAGGTCGGCGAGGTAGAGAGCCGGGCCGGCCTTCTTCCCGTACTTCTCCGAGAGGAACTGCAGCCGGTCAAGCAGGTCGAGGGGGCAGTCGTCGAGCGGGAGGATGTCGGGGTCGCTGTACGCAAACCACTCGTCGGGCACCATGCCGGCGTCCCAAAGGGACCGGCAGCCGTAGTTCTTGCCGAGGCGGACGACTTCGTGCGGAGACTGCTCGAGGTATTCGAGCAGCGGTGGCCAGCTCGAGTCGTTGTCGAGCAGGACGATCCGCTCGTGGCCGGCCCGCTCGAACCACGAGACCATCGTCGCCAGGTCGGCGAGGCGGTCCCGGACGTTCAGGTACAGAGGCCCGCTAAAGGCCACGCAGCGCCTTCACCTTGGCCACGTCCTGGTCAAGTTGAGTTTCCCGGTAGTGCTCCATGTAGGCCATGTCGTCGTGATAGTGGCCAAAGCTGTCTCGGTACGTCTGGTCCTCGTCCGCCTTCTTGGCGGCCGGGTGCAGGTGCTCGATCTGCACTCCTGGCAGGTAGCGCAAGCATTCGGCGGCGCGGCCCATGGCGAACCACGACGGGTCGCAGTACTGGTAGAAGCCCTCGGGGGCAAAGTAGCCGAGCGTCTTCGGGATGTCCGACGTCATGAAGATTGTCGTGCTCAACCGCTCCCGTTGGTAGAGGTCGTCGGCGTAGACCATCGAGCCGGGGCCCATCTCCTCGAGCGCCTCGATGATCCGCTCGGCCCACCCGGGCGTCCGGGGGAAGTGGTCGTCGCCGAAGGCACCGACGAACCGGTACCTGTCGGTGACGTCCGTCTCCTGGACGACGTGGTTCAGCCATCCAGCGAAGGACTTCCGTGGCCCGCTCAAGGCCAAGAACTCACCGTCGCTGCGATAGGCGGGATCGTCGTCGTCCTGGCAGATCAGCAGGTCCGCCCGGCATGGCGGTCGGAAGGCACCGAGGAGCCGGGCTACGTTGGCAGCGCGGTTGCGGGATGGGACGATCACGAGCAAGTCGTTAGACAAGTGGTTCACTCTCCCAGTAGCTGACGCAGGGCCAGGGCGGATGGGGCGTCACTTCGACCGGTCGGCGCTCGCCCCAGAGCTCGCCGCCGCTTACGCGGTAGAGGTACAGCACCCGATCGACGTGGTGTTCGGTCCGCAGCTCCCCGGAGGCCCCTATGTGGTTGGCCCACACCTCGTCCTCGCCATAACGGTCGGGGAACTCGGCCAAGCGGGCAATCTCACGGCGCATCGGGCACAGGTGGCCAATGTCGAGCCATCGGCCCTGGCGGTCCCACCTCGCCCGGTACGCAAGGCTTTGGTGCACCAAGAAGTCCTTGCCGTAGCTCGGGCAGATCGGCTTGAGGTCGAACGACACGTAATCGACCCCGTCGAGCAAGGGGTATAGCGTCGGCACGAAGTCGTCGACCACGAGGTCGTCGTCGTCCACGAACGACACGTACTCGGCGGCCGCTTCTCGCATCAGCAGGTTGCGCTTGGCACCGATGCCCTCCTGCCACCCATCGCGGTAGCAGAGGACCTCGACCTCACCCGGGACCAGCTGCGGAACTAGGCAGCGAAATAGCTCGCCCAGTTTCGCTGTGCGCTGCTCGACCGAGGCGACCAGGATCCGCCACTTGACCGGTTCGAGCGGTTTCACCGCATGTGGTGGTGTTCAGCTCCTGGCCAATGCCAGTGATGCTGGTACCCCTTAGCCCGAACGTTGTCGAGCACATAGTTGCAGATGAGGTGCCAGTCCCAGTCCGCCGGTGCCACGTCGGAGGCGGCGTTGGGCACGGCCTGGATGAGCTCGGAGCGGAACCGGGTGCAGCCGATCATGTTGCGCCACGCCTCCATGCACGGCGACCAGCCGTTCTCGTCCTGGCAACAGATGTCCGCGTACGTGAACGAGCACCAGGGCTCGGGGCAGTAGACGAAGGCCTCGATGATGTCCGGCCGGCAGACGACGTCGTGCTCGACGATGGCAAAGTCGCTCCCCTCGACCAGCGCCGTCTCCCACCACCGTGTCAGGGCGGCGTAGTAGGCGAAGGGCGAGCTCGACACGTCGAACCATTGGGCGTTCTTCGGTGAGCCGGCGATCGTGCGGGGGTCCCGGCGCGTAAAGCCGTAATAGACCGGGAACGGCGAGAGGTAGTCGCCCGGGGCGACGGTCTCGACGACCTTGGCCTCCTCCGGCGGGACCAGGACGACGCGCTCGACGCCGCCTTCGTCCCTGTCGAAGCGGACCACGGTGCCGTCGTTGAGCTTCAAACGAACCACACTTCGGTGAAGGCCGAGATGGCCCCGCCGGCGTTGATGATGATCGACGTCGGCGCCGTGGACGGGAACTGGTACGTGAAGTAGCCCGTGCTCTGGCCGGCATTGAGCGGCAGGCCGCCGTCGCTGGCGTTCAGGCTGGTGCGGAACTTGAGCGCCGTCGTGTTACCGGTCGGCGGGATGACGACGACGGCCACCGCGCCCAGGGGCACGGCGATCGTGTTGTCCCCGCTGGCCAGAGCGAGGTCCAGGACCTCGCCCAGGACGACAGCGCCCTGGATCGTGATGGGCCCGAAGGTCCGTGACCCTCCCGGCAGGCCGTTAGCGCCCCCGGTTTGGGTGAAGGTGCCGGCCACTTACCAGTCCCGGCGCGAGGGCCCGGCAATTTCGGTCTCCGGAGCACCGTCCTCTACGACCGGAGGGGCAACCGGGCCCTCAGCGGGCACCGGTTCGGCCGGAGGGGCAACCGGGGCGGCGACCGGAGCTGCCGGCGCGTCGCTCTTCAACCCGAGGTGCCGTTCGAGCTCGTCCAGGAGCCACCGCGCATGCGAGGCGTCGCTGTCAAGGTCTTTCCGAAGCGTCTGAAGGGCCTTCTTGACGTCGTTGGACAGGGCCATGTGGATCGTTCTCCTCCCGCCGGCCCTCGGGCCGTCAGTGTTCTCCGGCAGCCGTCTCGCTGCCGTCGTTTCGAGGTTGCGCATCGTTGTGATGGCCGAAGCCCTCGCCGCGCCCCTTGGCAGAAGCACGGCGAGGGCGGACGGCGTTTACCAGAGGTCGACGATGGGCGGCGTGGCGATCGCCGTTACCGAGGACAGCGTCACGGTCGCAGGTGCCGCGGCACCCAAGGCCGAGCTGTAAGTGCCGCCGAAGAACGCCGGTGTGTCGGCGTAGTCGGCGTATGTCACGGCGGTCGCAAAGGCGGCCGAGCGCAGCGATGTCACCGTGGACGCCGTCTCCGACACGCCGACGAAGATGTACCCGTAGGGCGCATCGGCTGGCGCGATGGTGTAGGCGGCGATGGTGAAGTCGAGGCGAGCGGAAGCGGCCAGTGCGGTCGTGCCACCGTCCGTCGACTGCGTGCCAAGGATCTTCGCCGTGGTGAGCACGCCGGAATAGAGCGCGGCCCAGGAGTGCGTCGGGGTTGATGCTGTCGTGGCGCCCACGAAGACGGAGATCTTCGTGATGGTGGCGCCGATGTCCACCGGGATCGGGACAAGAGTCAGCTTGCCCGATACCAGCGAGGCGGCGGCGTCAGTCCAGTCCCCGCCGAGGATGGCTCGGTTCGAGTAGACCGGGATGTTGACCTGGGTGGCGTTGCGCTGCTGGCCCAAGATGGAGTCGAAGACGTTCTGCTCCGGGTAATGGGCACCAACAAGATCTGCGGGCATTTGCGGTTCTCCTTTCGGGAGACGAGAAGGGTGAAAAGTTTCCGAACTAACTCCGGGCAGCTCAGGAGGGTTATTTGACCGCTGAGCTGGCCCGGGAGGCTTAGAAGCTGCCGCTGTTGACGGTGGGTGCCGCGAAGCCGGAGCCGGCGGCGATGGCGACCGAGCCGCCGTAGCGCACGATCAGACCCGCGTAGTTGTAGATCTGGAAGCGAACCTGGAGCGTGCCGGACAGAACCTCGTCCAGGACCCGGGTGCGAGGCTCATCCTCGAAGAGCCAGACATCGTCGAACTTGGCCGCGATCGAGACGTCGTAGGTGCCGGTGAGAGCGCCGGAGCCGTTGTCGGTCGAGGGCACGTTCTTGTCGATGTGGACCGATGGCCCCCAGGGGAACTGCATGAGCTTGCCTTCGGCGACGCTCATCTCCTCGATGGCGGCGGGGTTCCAGGGAGCAAAGCCGCTGGACTCCACGAAAGGCTTGGACGAAGCGCCGTCCAGGCCGGTCACGAACCACAGACCACGACGGGGATGCCACACGTAGTGGACGTTGTCGAGGTTGTAGCGCTGTTGGGCGATCTGCGAGGCCTGAACGCCGAAGGTGCCATACAGGTTGGCCGGGGTCGGCGCGCCCTGGGTGCAGACAACGTTCGTGGCACTCCAGTTCGTGTACGGGTACAGCCCGGCGAGGCCGCCCTGGGTCGAAGTCGAGTTGGCGACCCCGGTGCCGTAGACGACATTGGCGTCGATGCACAGGTTGTAGGCCGCCATCAGGTCCTGGGTGACGACCTCGTCGGTGATGTGCGCCGGCGAGAAGTCGAGCCACTGGACGGCCACGTCTTCCTGACCGGCGAAGGTCCGGAACCCGGTGGCCACCGACGTGTCGGCGATGTCCTGGGACACGACGGCCACGTTGTTGGCGCCCTGGGCCTGGACGAGGGTCGGCGTCGAGACCTTGGGAATGTTCACCGAGGAATAGCCCGGGGGGACCATCATCTTGCGGCACAGGTCGGCGGTGGTCCGCCCGGCGCGCAGGTAGGGGATAAAGTCCCCGACCAGCCAGTCCGGCGGAGTGAAGTACCCGCCCTGGCCCTGTTGGGTCGATGGGTTGACCCGGCGCTCCCAGGTGGGCGAGACGTCGCCGCGGTAGCCTTCGGCCGCCAGCGCCTCTTCCATCTGCTTGAGGGCCCGCTGCTCGCGCGCCTTGCGCCGGCTCTCAGAGAGCGCGTCCATCTCCATGGCGTGGCGGGTCAGGTTTTCCCGGGCCTCGTCGCGGTTGGTGCGCTTGCGGAAACCGCCGGCGAACTTGTCGGAGTGGTTGGCGGCGAGGTCGGCCCAGTAGGAGCGCTCGGACTGGTTGTCACGCCGGTAGGTGAGCGGCTCGGACTTGACCCGGATGGCGGGCGCGTGGGCAGCGGCGTCGGCCCGACGTGCGGCGACGCCCTCTTCCTGGGTTATCTGGGTGCGCAGGTCGTCGCACTCGGCTTCCTTCTGGCCGAAAACGGCCCGGAAGCCGGCCTCGTCAGTCTCGAGCTTGGCTTTGTGGGCAGCCCGGGCGGCGTCATCGGGGAGGGTGGCCGGGTCGACGGCGGCGCGCTCGGCCTTGCGGGCGGTGAGCATCGCGTCGAGCTCGCCGACGAGCACGCTGTGGCGCTCGCGGAGCTGGTCGACCATGGGGCGGTCGTCAGTTGCGGTGGGCATTGCAGGCTTCCTTTCGGAAAGAGGTGGGTGTTTGTGGTCCCCTGGGTGGTGCCGCGTGGGCAGGCAGAGGCTCCGACGCGTCAGGGGACGGGTGGTGGCCTCGCCCGGCCGCTACGGCCCGGCGCAGGTGTTCAGAGGGGCTTAGTAGCCGCTGACCGGGATCATCCCGGTGCCGCTGAGGAACGAAATGCCGGAGCTGTAGCGGCCGGTGATCGCCGCCGCGTAGTTGCGGTAGGTGAAGCGGGCCTGGAGGGTGCCCGAAAGCGTCTCGACGTCGATGTGCGAGACCGCCGCCGCCTCGAAGAGGTAGAGGTCCGAGGGGATACAGGCGATGACCGTGTCCTGGTTGCCGGCGGCGCCCAGGGTGATCGGGATCGAGTCCTCCATCCACACGGGCCAGCCGGAGATGGCCCCGGGGCAGAGCGGGTTGTCGGCGCCCATCAGTTCGGGGAACTCGAGCGGCCGGTCAGAGGTGTCCTCGGAGGTCGTGAGCCACGCCCAGCGCGCTGTCCGCATGAGCCACGCGAACGGGGGCAATCCACGGATCTTGCCTATGTCCGCCGCCGCCTGGCCGAAGTACGGGAACATAGCGTGACCGGTCGGCGAGCCGTCCGTATACGTGACCTTCTGGGCGCCCGTCA